CCCCCTGGGAACCCGGGTGGGCCTACTGCGCCGCCTTCTGTGAGGGCATGGTGCTTGCCGCGCTACGGTCGCTTTCGGCCACTCCGGAGCAGATCAAGCGTTGGCAGTCGGCCATGACTCCACATTGCGTCACCAGTGCGGGGAACTTCCGCAAACTGGGTCTCCTATCCACAGGGGCTGCACCGGGTGCGATCTGGCTCGCCAAACATGGCAGCACCACCAACGGTCATGCCGGCATTGTCGCCACCGTTCAGGGCATGGTGATGGCCACCATCGAGGGCAACACTTCCCTGGACCCAAGCAGCCCGGCACGGGAGCGCGAGGGCGACTGGATCACTAACCGCATTCGCGCCACCAAGGGGAGCGGCAGCCTTGTGACCCTCGGCTTTGTCACCCCGGAAGCCATTCTCAAGACCATCGGCCCATGACCCAGCCTCGTTTCGATTCCACCATCAGCCTTGGCCATGTCGTTCAGGTTCTCTCTCTGGTGATCGCCGGAGGAACTGCCTGGGGCGTCCACACCAGCACGCTTCGTCACCTGGAGCTGTTGCGCAACGAGGACCGCCAACAAATCGAATCCCATGACGTGAAAATCCAGCTTCTGGAGAGGAGCACCGACGTGGTGAAGACAGATGTGAACTACATCCGCCTTACCGTCGATGAGATCAAACGCGACCTGAAAGAGACGACGACCCGTTGACAGCCTGCGCCGGGACATGGCGCAAGGTTTGTTCACCGTCGGCTTTACCGTCGCAGAAGTTCTCAGCATCCAGGCGAAGGCCAAGCAGATGCTCATGGAGGGCAAGACCCTCATGAGCTGGGGCGACAGCGGCTCCAACGCTTCCAAGCAGTTCCCCATGACCGTCAAAGAGACGCTAGAGGAGTGCGCGCACGCCCTTCGAGTCCTGGCCCCAGGCACCTACGGCCGCCGCACGCGGATCAGCCAAACCAGCATCCGCCGTATCGCCCCATGAATCCGCTACTCCAATGGGTGAACGGCTGGATCAAGCCCAAGGCCACCAGCATCTACGAATCCGCCAACCATTCACCTCGACGCGGCCAGGTCCCGGGTGCAGCGCCTCGCGATGCCAAGCAGGATCTCACTCCGCATGTGCGGCGCGAGCTGGTGAAGCGATCCCGCTACCTCGCCAAAAATTCAGGCTTCGTCCGTGAGCTGGTCGGAAACATGGCGATCTACTCGACGGGTGACGGTATCCGGCCTCAGGCGCAGTCCGAAGACCCGGACTGGAATCGCAAGGCGGAGGCTTATTTTCGCGGCTGGTCCACCCGCTGTGAGGTGACCGGACGGTTCAGCTTCGAGGAGGTTCAGGCTCTGGTTTGCCGGGGCATGGATGTGGACGGCGAATACTTCATCCACCTCACCCGAAGCCGCATCGGCCTGGCTGCGCTGCAACTCATCGAATCTCACCGCATTGGAGACAGCAACACCTCAACTCAAAGCTGCCACGGCATCACCTTGGACGCCTGGGGCGCTCCCATTTCTTATCGCGTCATCGAGGACAAAGGCAGCCGTGAACTGCCGGCATCCAGTGTCCTCCATGTCTTTGAACCAGAAAACGCGTCCAGCGTCCGCAACGCACCGACGCTCCAACACTCCATCAATCACGTCATCGACGAAATGGAGCTGCTCGCCCTGGAGAAGCACGCCGTTAAGGACAACTGCGACGTGACGCGTATTCTGAAGACCGAGGCAGGCGAGCTGAAGGATGATTCCGATTTCGCCATCGAAGGTGAGCCTGCACCCGGAAACGAGGGCAGCAGCCCGGCCAGCTTGCAGCAGATCACCGGCGGCAAGCTCGTCGCGCTCAAGCCAAATGAGTCTCTCGATTCCTTCGAGCCCAAGCGCCCGAGCCCCACCTTCACCGGCTTTCTGGAACACCTGCGCCGCGATTCAGCCCTCGGTGTGCTGCCCTACGAGTTCGCTGCGGACTCCTCCAAAGTTGGCGGAGCTGGGGTTCGCCTGGCTGTGACCAAGGCCGACCGACGCTTTTCCTATCGGCAGATGATCCTCATACAGCGGCTCATCAAGCCAGTCTGGTTCTATGTGATCGGGGATGCCATCGACCGAGGCGAACTGCCTGCCGTTCCAGGCTGGTGGAAGATCAGCTGTGTCACCCCGCGCCGCATCACGGTGGATGCTGGCCGCGAGGCACAGCAGAACCGAGCCGATGTGGAGATGGGCCTCAAAACCATCAGCGACCATTATGAGGAGCTCGGGGCGGACTTTGGCGAGGAGCTGGAACGCAGGGCTCGCGATGCGAAGATGATCTTGGAAGCTGCATCGCGTCATGGCGTCCCTCTGGAGATGCTGTGGAAACCAAGCGGCGGTTTCGTCACGGCTCCGATTCCGCCTGCTGTCGTTGACAGCCAAGGCGGAGTGTGACCGTCCTAGATTCACTCCTCTCCCGCCAGCCGTGGCTGATCACCTCTGAAGCCATGCAGAGCATGGCAGCTCAGGCAGCTGCCTACTTCGACGCCCGATTATCGCTGCCTGAAGCGGCTGAAAACCCGCTTCTGACGATGGAGGATGGTGTGGGCATCATCCGCCTGCACGGGCCGCTCATGCGCGACCCGGATCTCATTTCCACGCTGCTTTTCGGCGCGACGGACATGAACCAGGTTGCTGATGCGGTTCGTCAGGCTGCCGACAGCAAGGAGGTGAAGTCCATCCTGTTGGACATCGACTCACCAGGCGGAACCGTGAACGGAACGCCGGAGCTGGCCCAGGTGGTGGCGGACGCTTCCAAGCTCAAAACCATCTACGCGTTCAGTGCTGGCCAGATGTGCAGCGCGGCCTACTGGGTCGCCTCTCAGTGCCAGGCCGTTTATGCCTCACCCTCAGCGCGAGTGGGCTCCATCGGTGTGATGCTGCCCTTCATCGACAGTACCGAGAAGTTTCGTAGCCAGGGCCTCAAAGTGGAGGTGTTCGCGGCTGGAAAGTTCAAGGGCATGGGAACTCCCGGCGTGCCCCTTAGCGAGGAGCAGCGAGCGCTCCTGCAGGCGGATGTCGAGGAAATCGCCGCCGACTTCAAGGAGGCTGTGCTGGCCCGTGGACGCAGGATTCCTGACGAGGCGATGGAGGGGCAGAGCTTCAGCGCCCGAAAAGCCCAGCGCTACAACCTCGCGGGCGTGGTTCGTGGACGTGACGAGGTGATGGCGAGGCTCCGCACCGTGGTCGCCCCTCAAGTTGACAAGTCTTCCCGGGCATCCACCCCGATGAAAACCGTCGAAGACCAACTCAATGATGCGCTCGCCCGCATCCAAACCCTGGAGTCGGACGCCAAGGCCCGCGAGGCCCTCATGGCGGACGCATCCTCCCAGATCGAAGCCCGCCGGGCCGAACTTCAGCAGGCCTGCACCGAGCGCGACACGCTCAAAGGCCAGCTGATCGCCGCCCAGGGTGATGTCCAACGCCTAAACCAGCGCAACGGCGAGCTGGAAACCCAGGTGCGCGACCTCTCCGCCCGTGAGCAGGACCTCGACAAGCGGGCCGCTGCCAAAGCCGCGCAGATCGCCGCCGAAATGGGCACGCAGGTTCCCGCCAGGGTCACCCCCGGTGGCGACACGAAGCCCACCACCGCAGCCGAGGTCTGGAACCGCCAGTTCACCAAAGCCTGAGCCATTCACCCCCAAACTACACCCCTAGATTCTCATGTCTGTTCCCACTCTTCTCGACATTGCCAAGCTCGATGCTGGCATTGGCTATCCGATCATTGAGGAGGTCGTCAAGACGGCCCCTGAGCTCACCATCGTGCCCGCCGACACCATGACTGGCACCACGATGGAGCTGACCGTGCGCAGCGGCCTTCCTTCCGTTCGCTTCCGCAATGCCAACGAAGGCGTTCCGCGCAGCAAGTCCAGCTACGAAACCCGCACTTTCCAGACCCACATCCTCGATCACCAGATCGCGGTGGATGCCCAGGTCGTTGACGGTGCCCGCGATCCTGGCCGCCTGCTGGAAAACCATGCCTCGGGCGTCATGGAGGCAGCGATGCAATACATCGGCTCCCAGTTCTACTACGGCACAGGGAACGACAGCAAAGGCTTCCCGGGCCTCCTTGCCCAGACCAAGGCGGATGCGGCCCATCTCGTGGATGCTGGAGGCTCGGCCTCGAAGACCTCGGTCTGGTTCCTGCGCCTTGGACGCGAGTGCGTCGAGTTCCTCTTCGGCAACGGTCAAACCATCCGCCTCCATGACACCTGGGAGCTGGAGACGGTCTATGATGCCGATGGCAACCCCTACAAGGCCTACACCAACTGGATGACTGGCCGTATCGGGATGCGCCTGGCCAACCGCAACTGCGCGGTGCGCATCAAGAACGTGGAAGAGTCCGGCTCCGGCAAGAAGAGCCTGAATGACGCGCTGCTCTACTCGGCTTACGAGAAGTTCACCGACTTCGGCTTCGAGCCCACGCACATC